TGGGGATGTGTGACTTGACAAACCCAACGACCTGATAGGGTCCGGCTAGGTCCTCGGCTGGGCCATTGCAGTTGCGAACACCCATACCGCGACCGCCTGGCCGGGGACTCCCCCGGGTCAGAACAGCCTTGGAGAGTCGTCGGTGACGAGCTTCCGGGCTTGCACGTAGGGGAGGAACGGGGTCGGCATGTTTGGGCGGCGACCGGCCAACAGCTCGGCCACGGTGAACACCTGGACTTTCGGGAACGTCCGCCCGTCGACGGGCCAGGTATAGACCCCGGACGCGTTCTCGACCTCGCGGATGCCCTTAGTCGGTTCGCTCAGACAGATGAACACGCCCATGTCAGCTTTCTGCTGTTCGACGGTGCCCACCAGATCGCGGACCATGCCGGGGTTCACGGTGCCGCCACCCTTCACTGAGACCAGGGAGCGGCCGGTGCCGCCCTTGTTGTCGGTCGGGAAGCGGATCACGCCGTCGATGCCTTTGTCTCCAACCTGCTTCTGGTTGGGTTGGGCGTCGACCAGTGAGACTGCCCACCGCTCGAAGTCGAAGGGGTTGGCAGCGAACAGGGCGTGTGCGCCGTCGAGGTCGTGGGGGATGCCGTGGACCTTGTAGCTCTTGGCCACGTCCTCGCCGTAGGTGGCCCGCAGGCGCTTGTCGATGAGGTCTACGGCCAGGTAGGTCACGTCGATACCGACCCATCGACGCCCGATCTTCTGAGCGGCATCGACGGCGGTGCCGCAACCGCAGAAGGGGTCCAGCACCACATCTCCGGGGTTGCTGGATGCTTCGATGATGCGCTCTAGAAGGGCAAGCGGCTTCTGCGTCGGGTAGCCAAGGCGCTCAGATGCCCGGCTGTTGATCGGTGAAATGTCGGTCCAGACGTTGCCAGCTACCACGCCCGGTTGCTCGTCCAAGTACCGCTTGAGACGGGGGCGCTTGTCCTTGGAATCGGGATACCAGATGAGCCCCTCGGCATCGAGCTTGGTCATGGTCTCAACGGAGTACCGCCAGCCATTTGGCGGTGGCTGGTGGCCCTTCCAGTCGTAGGTGAGGTTTGGTCGAGGGTTGGGGCTGGTGATGTTGTCGAGCATGTAGCGCCGACCATCGGGGTCGGCTGCGCGGTACTTGGAGGCGATGTACTCCTCCGAGTGCGGCAGGTGAATCGGGTTCCAAGTGACCTCCGAGGTCTTGCCGTAGTAGAGGATCACGTCGGCGTTCGGTGACCAGCGCTTAGCGTCGTTGTGCGTCGTGGTCCGAAGCCAGGTGATCTCGCTGACGAAGTTGGTCGCTCCGAAAATCGCATCGAGCATCAGCTTTAGGTAGTGCGAGGCGGTCGGGTCGCAGTGGAGGTACAGCGACCCGGTGCGCTTCAGGACCCGGTGCAGCTCGACTAGGCGGCCGGTCATCATCACGATGTACGCCAGCACGTCGTTGTCGCCCAGCAGCCGACGCATGGCCTCCAGGGCCTCGGCCACCTTCACAGGGGCGGCACCTTGGATCATCGAGTTGTAGAGGGCCTCGGCCTGTTGGCTCCACGTCCACGTGTCGTCGAAGGCTTCGACCTGGGCCTGTGACTCGTCGCCGCTGCGCGTCTTGAACAGCACGTTGTAAGAGCGGTTCGAGTTGAACGGCGGGTCCAGGTAGATCAGGTCGACGGACTCGTCCGAGATGTGCTGTCGAAGAATGTCAAGGTTGTCCCCGTAGAACAGGGCGTTCTCGGCGGCCATCCGGTCGAGCGTAGATCGTTCGGTCACGTGGCCTCAGGACCGTGGGCCTACTTGTCGTCGGCGTCCTGATCGGGCACTACGGGCGCGTCGCCGGGACCGATCGGTTCTGGGTCACTGTCGGGGTCGACGGCCAGCAGGGCACGTAGGGCCTCGTCGGGGTCGAGGGGAAGGACGATGCGCTCATCAGGGTCGCGGCCACTCATCCCCGCAGCGTACCCGGGAAGGTCAGCCGGCGGCCGGACCGAGCCAAATAACAAGAGTGGTAGTTGACGACCCCCGGCGGGTCCCGGCCGCCGTCAAGAAGGGGTTTGGAGGTGTTGACTCAACGCGATACCATTTCGGCATGGACACCGCCCTCGATCACCTCCGTGCCGCCTTGAGCGCCATGTCGACTACGCGCGACCAGCTGGCTGCCGATCTCCGGAACGCCGAGAATCAAATCACCATCGTGCAGCGTACGATCGATGAGCTGTCCGACGAGTCGCCTCGCTCGAATGCTGCGGCCTCTCCCTACGAAGGTCCCTCGATCCGTGACATCGCCCGAGAGATTGCGTCGGCAGGTCACACTTTCTCACTGGCCGACGTCGTCGACGCATCGCGGGCAGCGGGCAACGAATCCAAGTACGCGTCGATTTCCAGCATTCTGAGCCGCATGGTGAATGAGGGGGAGCTTCGAAAGGGAGCGAAGCGGGGGAGCTTCGCTCTCGCTGCGAACGCCGAGTCTCCCGAAGCGCCCGAGAACGACAAGGACCCTGCCGAAGCAGGGTCCTCGCTTGTCGCTGTCCCCCACCAGAAGGAGGGGGGTGGTGCAGATGACGGTGATCTTGATCATCATCGTCATTCCGCCGTAGCCGGCGGTATGTAGCTGAGGTTGCCGGGTCAGTCGTTTCGGCGGCTGGCTCGGCTGCCTCTGTATGGGGGCACGATTGGTTCCGGGTGCGTCTCTGGAAGGCCGTCCCGGAGGGTTCGAATCCCTCGTGCTCCACGTTTCATTGTAGCGCGATGTGCCCCCACCGTCGATGGCTCATCAGCGTCCGGTCAGTGGCCGGTAGGACAGGCGCCGGTCGCCGGTCTGGCCCATGAGCATGCCCATGCGGGTCGAGTCGTTCACCGTCCGGGTGGTGTGGCGGAAATCGAACTCGGCCAGGTAGCGGCGCAGGTGCACCGACGAGACCTTGTGGTGGGTGCCGTCGATCGACCGCTTCAACTGCGAGAAGAAGTTCTCGGCCTGGTTGCTGGTGATCTTGCGCCCGGCCGTCTTGCGGACGTACTCGCCCTGCTTGTGGTTCACCGTTTCATGGGCCAGGAACTCTGCGCCCACGGCGATGTAGGCCTTGGCCTCGTCGGTGTGCAACACCGTCTCGGCCATGTTGACCTGCTCGGCGATCGCCTTGCGGAGCGTCGCCCCGGTCACGTCACGGACGACCTGCGACCGAACCTCACCGGTGGTGATGTCGACCAACGACAACACCGACGCCTTGTTCCAGGCGGGGCCACCGAGCTTGGGCCCACCGGGGACCAGCTTGGCTGGCGTCTCGGCTGCGGTCCGGCGCTTCTTGTTCATGCGCTCCACCGAACCGCCCACGAACGTCTCGTCAGCGACGACGGTGCCGCCGTTGCCGCCGAGCATCCCGGCCAGTGGTTCACGCACCATCGCCTCACGGATGCGGTGCAGCATGAACCAAGCCGTCTTGCCGGTGAGGTCGTACTTGCGCTCGATCTCGCGGGCCGAGACACCGTTCTTGCTGGCGCACATCTCGAAGATGACGAACAGCCAGGTCTTGACCGCGATCTTCGTACCGTGGAACACCGTGCCGGTGAGCACCGAAAACTGCTTGCGCCCCACACACGACTGGCATTTCCATACACGGCGCTGCGACCCCGAGCCGGTGCGGGTCTTACGGGACTCACCGTTCAGGGGCCGGATGTAGGAGACGTGCGTCGAACCACAGTGAGGGCAAACCGGAGTGTCACCCCAACGCAGGGCCTCCATGTAGAGGTAGGCGTCGGCCTCGGTCTGAACCTTGTTGGCTAGGGCGATCAGGCTGACGTGCTCCATACCCACATCGTGCCAGGTAGGGTTGGGTTTGTCAAGTCACACATCCCCCTCAGATTGGTACGACCAGGCACGAACACCGTTCGTGCCCGTAGTCGGCGGCCTCGGCCGTCGAGTACTCGCCGCCGGCCCGTTCCATGCACCAGTCGCAGGCACCCTGTGAGGGCTCCCGCGTCCAAGTGATCTGCTGACCGGTGGCGGCGGTGTACTGATCGCCAGAACGACGGGCGGTCGAGGTGACAAGGTCGTCGCCAGTGGCTTGGGCAACGGACCGGCCAACGATGCGGGCCTCCTCGTATGGGCGACCTTGAGCGAGGGCGTGCCATGTGGCCGTGAACGGCGCACGGAGCTTGTCCGGTACCGGGACGGCCAGGGCGTCGATCGGGGTCAGCTCCGTGCGGAGGAGGGTGGCGTAAAGACTGGCTGCCGTGTTGGCCGTGGCCTGGCGGGTGGCGAGCACCAATGGCGCGGTGGCCGCCCGGTACCTGTCGACATCATCGGCATCAACGGTTGCCAGGACGTCCCACGCTGCGGCCAGGCCGGCGGCGGCACGAACCTGGAGGGTGGAGAGCATCCGTCGGTAACGAACGAGGAGGGCTGCGTCTGCGGGGGTCATAGGAGGAGGAGAAGATCGTTGTCGTTGTCTCGTTCGATGTGAGCGGCGATCCCGGTGGCGGCGATCCCGGTGGCGGCGGTAGATGTGGGGTGACCGTGGCCAGATCGGATACCGGCGACACCTTGGATCGTTGTGCGAGCAGTGAGATGTGCGGACCCGCTGAGATGGAGTGGCCTGGTTGCGGTGCCAGCGACGACCTGGCCCGTGCGGGCGGTGAGAGCGGCGGACCCGCTGATGTGGAGTGACCTGGCTGCTGTGCCGGCTGCGTGAGTACGGCCTGCGGCGTGGAGGCGGCATCGGCCCTGGCGGCTATCGAGACCCGCTGGCCGCTGCCGCTTAGGACCTCGAGGCGGAAGAGTCGGAGCCGGCCACACTGGTGTCGCCGGCGCCACCACCTCCACCGGCGCCGATGCGGCTGACGTCGCCGATGTGGCCGGCGCCGACGCCGGCCCGGTGCGAGTGGTGGTGGCAGCGGCGCTCGAGGTTGCGGTTGCGGTGGTCGACGCCGTGCCGGTACGGGTGGCAGAACCGGTGGCCGTGAGGGTGGAGGATGCAGGAACGACAACTTGAGCGGCCGACCCGCGGGCTCCGGTTGAGGTGGACGCTTGGACGACGGCAGCGGTAGCGGTGGTGCTGGCGTGCTTGGCCCCGGTGGCGGGGGTTGCCGTAGTAGCGGCCACGGTGGCCGCACGGGTGGCCTGCTTACTGCCTAAGACGCTCGCAGCCGATACAGCGGTGATAGTGGCGGTGCCGGTGGGTGATCCACCTGCGGCAGCCTCTGAGGGGTACAGCTCGACATCGGAGGCCGGGGTTAGTCCGGAGTGCAGGTAAATGTCCGGAGTGGTCACGCCGGCACCAGCA